GAGGGTATCAAAATAAAAAAGGGAAAATTAAAGCGTAAGAAAAAGCGTATTCCCATCCCACACACATTCCTTCAGCACATCCTTGGCAATCTCATTCCGCTCATTAGGTGTGAAGTTGTCAAAATCATTGAGGAGGCGGATGATCTCCTCTCTTTTTTCCATAGCATTCTTCATGTTGAGAGCATTCTTCCGATCAACGGCATTTGCACTCAGCATTCTTTTCCTGAGTGAATTATACTCAATATCCAATTTCTCAATTTCATTCACAATATACTTTGCAGCAGCAGATTCAGAGTTGAGGCTCAGGGTGGCGGTGAGCTTGCCTATTTTGGCCTGGCATTTCTCCATGGCGGCCCGGAGAGCGGCGGCGTTATCCTGCGGCTGTTTCTTTTCTTCTTTCAGATACTTTTTCAGGGCAGCAGGATCATGTTCAATCTCCTGGAAGATACTGATCACCCTATTATCCAGGAGATCTGATTTGACTTGGCTCATATCACAAGCCTCAACGCCGCTCCGCATCCGGCGGGGACAATAGTACCAGGTGGAAATAGAGCCATCAGCTTTCTTTTTCCGGCTCATGGACATAAGGCGGCCACATTTGCACCGGAGGGAACCTTTGAGCAGCGGGAGATCATACTTGGCCTGCTTGCTGAATACGTTGTGCCCAAACTGAGCCTGAATGGCAAAGAAACGCTCATCAGTCATATAGGGCTCATGGTATCCGATACTCACACGCCAGTTCTCAGGAGGAGCCTGGATGTGTTTCTTTTTGCCGCTCACTTTCTTCTCCATAGTGCGGCCATACACAATGATCCCATGCTTTCCATCCCAGGCATCCCTTGGGCTTCCCTCACTCATCTGGCATCCTTTATCCGCAAAATAATCATACATAGCAGGAGTGTTGGCCACGCACATGGGAGAGCCAAACATACTATAGAGCTGAGTGGTGGAGAGGAAACTTCCTTTGAGGGAGGTGATCCCATGGTTTTTGCAGTAGGTCTCCATACCCTGAAGGGAGAAATGGTTTTCCAGGAAAATATCAATGAGAGTGTTTTTATATCGGATTTCATCCTCATTGAAAACAAGGGTTTTATGAGATTTTGCACCCAGGGAGATCTCCTGAATATCATAACCAATGGGCGGCTTGCCTCCACACCAGAAGCCCTCCGCTGCCAGGTGGTTCATGTTATCGGTGATCCGGAGGGAGTCGGTTTGCACTTCCAGGCCGGAGAAGATAACAGCCAGGTACATCATGGCCTCTCCAATAGGCGTGGTGGTATCAATGCCATCTTTGATGGTGATGAATTTAACACCATGATCCTTCAGGAAGGCATAGAACGGTACAAAGTCGGCCATATCACAGCACAGACGGTCTATTTTATAAATAACCACCACATTGATGAGTCCTGCAAGTATATCATCCTTCAGGCGGTTCAGATCCGGCCTATCCATATCAGAACGGATCCAACCATCATCCTCATAGTATGTGACGGATTCAATCTCATCCGGGGAAAAGTGTTCAGCTATATATTTATCACCTTCAGAAAACTGCATCTGTGTACTGTCTGAGGTGTCCTTAAAATATGATTTTCTTCCATAAATTCCAAAATGCACAGCAAAACCTCCTAAAAAGGGCATAAAAATGCCCGGAATACTTCAAAATATCCCGGAGCAGTGCTATACTATAATTTGCGAGATTACATGAGCACAACTCATGGGATGCCCCCGGTGAAAGCCGGGGCTTTTTCTTTTATCTAAAATAGAACCATAAGCCTGGCATACAACATTCTTTATTTCTTGCCGGCCTTCCATCTGTACCCACAATTCATACAAGTACAATACACTTTTTTTGAGAAGAGGATGCCGGTGAAAAAGGTCTCACCCTTGCGGTTGCCGCTGATGGAAGTAGATCCACATTTTGGGCACTTCTTGATGGTACTGTAATATGCCGCCTGCATATCCATGGAAGATTGCTGCATCTTCATGGCTTCCTGGTGCATTGCGGCACTCTGATCAATTTCCTGCTTCTTCAGCTCTACCATCTGCTCCTCAGGAGATAACGCATTCCAACGTGCCTGCTCCTTTGCAGCAGCCTCAGCGGCGGCAATCTGAGCAGCTCTCTGAGCCTCAGCAGCGGCAGCAGCCTTCTTTTTCTTACTGGAAATGATGAAGTACACAATGAGGATAAAAACCTCAGCGGATACAAACGCCTGGAACACATTGAGGCCGGAGCTCTCATCAGAAGCAACCGCAATGCTGAGAATGAGGCCAACAGCAGAGGCAATCAACAGTGATTTGTATTTCTTGACAAATTCCATATAGAAATCCTCCTATTCATGCAAGTTCGATTGCCCAAACGGCAGAAAATGGAAAAACATAGTATCAAAACCACAAAGAAAGGGTGATGATATGAGAAAAAAGTACATCAAATACCATAGGGGTGATGTATACGCCATTTACTACCGGGCAAACAAAACTATGTACTACAATCTGGCTTTTCAAGCCAAAACAAAGCTGATATTGCTTTTGTGATCATCCAACATCCTCATGATCTTCATGTGGATTGATGGGTGGGTATTTCTTTTCCAACTCTTCAGGAGTGGAAGGGGCTTCAGAAATTGGATCTGAAGCCTCATCCGCCAGAAAAATCTCACGGATCTTATTCTTCAGAGCGTTTCTGTACCTTGCATCCAGTTTCATGTACTCCGTTATCAGGGCCACATCCACGGCATCCAGGTTGTACTCCTGGGCAACCTCAGAAAGTGCCGAGGCGGGAACCTGGCCAGATTGGAACATATCACCGGTTCCGGATCGGAGCCACTCTTCTCTCACACCATACTCTCTGCATATAGCAAGGATGGTTGCATCACTCACACTCCGGGATCCGCTCTCATAGTTTCCTATGGTTGACTGTTTAAGACCGAGCGGAACAGCAAAATCAGCCTGATTCATGCCGAGCTCCCTTCTGATGAGCTTAATTCTTTCATAAATCTCCACGGTATCACCTCCTTTATGGACACTATAACACGAAAATTAACACAACGCAATAATTTTATATAAAAAACTATTGCCAACACAATCACAATGTGTTATGCTATAAACACAATGAAATAAACGTATAACACAAAGGAGGTGCAGAATGGAAGAGAAAGAGAAAATCATCCAGGCTCTTGCAGATCAGCTATATGAAACCTATAAACTGGCTGACAATTATGCAGCATCAACTAAAAGAACACCGGAAGCCCTGGAAAAAATCAAGGCTCAGATGATCGTGATCAATGATATGGTGCTGAAAATTTCAGAGTAAAGAAGAGGGATAAGCAATGACAAGAGAAGAATTTGAGGCCCATGTGGCTAAAGCATTGCCGGAAGGCAAAACTGCACCGGAGCCAACGGATGCAGAGTACAAGCTGATTGAATATGTATACAATTTTCACCCCGCAATCAGCGCAACAGATGGAAAAGGGCAAATTGCTGAACTGTATGTGAAGTTTGGAATGTGCCTCATCAATGATATGAAGCCGAGAGCAACCATGATGGAGCAGAAAGAGCGGGAACTCAGAGAAGCCATGGCGGCCCTGAATAAGGTGAAGGAGGAAATTGAAGAGATCCGGAGAGGGGAGGGCATGGAGGCGAATGAGTGACAAAAAGAAGGAACTCCTGAAAAAACTGCAAGCCCTGGCAGAGCGTGGGGTTGGCGGAGAGCGGGAGACGGCAGAGCGGAAGCTGAAAGAACTGATCAAGAAGTATGGCATTGAGGAAGAGGAACTGAATGAGGATAAAATCATTGATTTTGATTTCAAATACCATTCCGAATGGGAAAAGAAACTCCTCAGACAGCTTTTCTATAAGATGTTCGGAAAAGCGTACCGGGAAAAGAATTACATATACCGCTATGGGAAGGGAAGCCGGACAACCTACGGAATACAATGCACAAAGGCAGAGGGCTTGCAACTCAGAGTGGAATATGACTTTTACAGAGAACTGTTCAAGGAAGAGTTTGATCTGTTTTTAAGTGCCTTTATTCAAAAACACAATCTGTTTTCCCTAAGACCGGAGGACATACCGGAGGGGCATGATCCAACAGAGGAAGAGCTGAAGCAGTATGCAAGGATGCAGCAGATGATGAATGGGATGCAGGATAAGAAACTCAATCCCATGATAGAGGAAAGGAGCTGAGAAGTATGCTGAAGGAAAGAAAGAATGTAAGAAACACGGAAATTGAGGATGCAAAGGAATTTGCAGCACTGTACTCCAAACTGGATCCTAACGAGAAGATGCAGGTGAAGAGCATCATCATTGGGATCCAGATTGCGAAGGATAACAAGCCGGAGGTGGCCGCTGTATGAAGAAAGAGGTGAAGGTTCAGATCACCCTCTCAGATGGATACCGGGAGCGGTTCACAAGGGCCTGCATCAAGGTAGCAAAGAGAAGGGTTGAGAGCGGCGAGAAGCAGGCGGCCGACAGAGAGCGAGCTGCAAAAGCCGGGTAGGAGGATCTATGAGAAGGGCAAAAAAATGGAGGCAGATCTGAGCAATCTGCCTCCAAAGTCCTCAAAAACAAGGACATACTAAACCGTATAAATAGTATATCACTTTGAGGGCTTAAAGTCAACCGAAAACGGCGAAAAACAAGGGTTTTAAGCCCTTTTTAACCGCTTGATAAGGATATTAAAGTTAGGGGTGATATGCAATTTGTATATAAAAAGAGTATATGACCTTGGGTGGCTGAAGGAAGTGGCCAAATACTATCCGGGTAACTATGGAGCACCGGGGGTGAAGAGAGGGCCAAAGAGAAAGAGAACGCCTGAGGACATAGAGAGGCAGAATAAGACCAACCGGGAGAAGAAAGTGCAGAGGTTGATCCTGGCCAACTTCAAGGAGGGTGATTGGCACCTGATCCTGAAGTACAAGAAAGACCTGAGGCCGGAGAGCTTCCGGGAGGCAAAGAAACAGATCCAGAAATTCCTTGCAGATATGAGAGGAGCTTATAAGAAAGCCGGGAGGCAATTCAAATACATATATGTGACAGAGAGGGGCAAGCAGGGAGCCTGCCACCACCATCTGATCATTGAGGATATATCAGAGCCAGGACTGAACACCACAAAGATGGTGCAGAAATACTGGAAATACGGATCAAAGGCATTCATCCCGCTGTATGAGGATGGAGAGTTTGAGAACCTGGCTGAGTACATAGTGAAGAAAGAGACCAAAGAGGAGCAGGATGGTTGCACATATTCCAGGAGCAGAAATTTGATTGTACCGGAGCCTCAGCGGGAGAAGATCCACAGAAACAGATGGCAGAGAGAACCAAAGCCGGAAAAAGGATGGTACATCATCAAGGATTCCATTGTGAACGGCATCAACCCGGTGACTGGATACCCATATCAGCATTACATCATGAGGAAAGTGGAGCCGGGAGGTGATTCAGGATGAAATTTGATGTGAATATCTATGTGGAGACCACCTGGAAGGGCCCGGCCAGGAGAAAAGGCGTTGCCATGTGGCTTGTGGAGTACAAAAGGGCCGGAGAGTCCATCACCAGGCAGGGAATGATCCATCTGGATGATGGTACAGAGAACCAGGCATCTCTCATGGCCATCACGGCGGCTGCAAAGATACTCACAAAAGAGTGCTCAATCCGGGTATTTACTCAATGTGAGCATATTTTGAACACGGTGGGGAACTTCTGGCATATACAGTGGCAGAAAAATGACTGGCACAACGCCAAAGGAAAGCCGGTGAAGAATGCGGAGCTCTGGCAGCAGATGTTGGAAGCCCTGGGAAAGCATTCATATTCATTTCACAGCGGGCACCATGAATTTCAGAATGTGATGCAGATTGAGATCAGGAAGGAGATGGAGAAGAAATGACGGAGCAGCAGTGCCATGATACGGCGGC